CCGTCCAGGTTGTTCCTGTCGTTGGCAGGCTTTCGGGCCTGTCTGCTCGCCGGTCGCCGGTAGAGGCAATGCGGTCTGTTGTTTGTTGCGCTGGCTGTTAAAGAGCGGTGGTGCTGCGCAGTGGCTGTTTGTCGCTGCGATGGATGTAATTTAGAAAACTAAACAAAATACGTCAACAATTATTTTAGATAACTTAACAAAAAGATCGGCGGATATCCGGAGAGAAATCTCTTAGTCAAGACTTACGGTTTAGAAAACTACGCGTTATGCTGCGTAAAACCTGTATGGATATACAGCACTAAAGGAGGGCGACGCATGGCAAAGAAACAGGCAAAACCAGCGGTACGGCAGGAGATGAGCGGCATTGAACGGTTAGGCCTGAGGGTTTCATCAATGATCAATCATCCGTTCGCGCAAGATCTACGCTGCGTGACAATTCACAGGCTGGACACGGATGGGGATAGGGAGTGGGAAGAGGTGATGGGGCTGCTGTCCGAGACGGACGGTATTGAGATGACGTTCAACGACGACGAGTCCGTGACACTCAAGTGGGAGGCGTCATCGGAGAACGATCATCAAGCTGAAGTGCAGGATGAATTTATGGCAGTAGAGGAGATCGCTCCATTCTGACGGGTATAAAAAAGCCCGGAGCATGTCCGGGCTTTGCTGCCATCGACAGATGCTTACGCTTTACGACCATTCCAAATAAACAGGACTTTGGCGTGGATAGTCACGTCGTCGATTCTGGCAGTTTGATTTTCGTAATGTTTATTGTCCGAGATCAGGCGGTAATTATCTTCGTCGAGCCGCATGACCCGCTTTATATAGAGCTCCTGGTGCCATGTCATCACGTAAATGCCTTCGCCAACGAACTCCTTCACTCCCCTATCCACAATCACCAGATCTTTGTCGTTGATCGTGCCTTCCATTGACTGGCCCCAGCCAGTGATCATGGCGAGGGCGCTGGCGGCGGTGTAGGTGACACCTTTCTCGCGCAATATTTCTTCGCGCACCACGAGGTTTCGGACAGCTTCATTGTACTCTGGAGGTACTTGGCCGTGACCCATCGCCGCGCGGATGTCGTACTGCGGAATAAGAATCTCATCGTTGGTCGGTCGCAGTGCCGCGTAATTTCCCGGCAAGTATTGCTGACCATTGACAGCAGGGCTGTCGGCCTCGGCGGCTGCCGCAAGCACCATTTCGCGCGCCTTCTCTGACAGGTTCTTTCCAGCCTTTGTCGCAAGCATGTGCGCTACCAGTTCGGCACTGGTCGACCCAGCTTTTGGGCCATCCAATGATGCGGCATCACCAGGCGAGCCTGTTCCTTCAGACAACCAGTCCGGCGAGCATTCGAGCGCCTTCGCCAGCGCAAGAAGGTTTTTCCCTTTTGCTCCATTGGTACCGGACACCCAAAAGCTGACCGTCGCCTTGGATACGCCTGTCAGTTTGCTGATGTCTGTAGCGCTGAGGTTCAGCTTCCTCATGCGCGCAGTGACGCGATCTTTGAATTCCATATTTAGGATTCTAAACATTTCATTGTTTAGATAACTTGCCTTGTATTGTTAAGAACTCTAAACTCGGCGAAGACAATGGAGACATACCCCATGACCTACGACGAAGCCCTGAAACATTTCCGCACCGGCCGCGCTATCGGGGACGCCCTTCGCGTGACTGGTAGTCGGGTATCGCAGTGCCGTACCGCTGGCGGGTTTTCCTACCCAATGCAATGCGTTCTGGAGAAAGAGTCAGGCGGTGCACTGGTCGCTCGGCGTGAAGACGACCCGGCTCAAGCGCTCGACAACTCTGCTGCGTAACTCGCTGAACAAATGATTGCTGACCACCTTCAGCGACGCCACGTAAACAACTTTGAGGTTTTACGGATGCACGATTTTCTGAAGGCCTGCGACAGCGTGGTTGACGAGGCGAACACCAAGAGTTTGGCGACGCTGATGAATATGCCCCCGGTGAGCCTGCTTCAGCGTGCCAATGCGAATTACGACGGCGCCTGGTTCAACGTCAAGCACCTGTACGCATTGATGCTGCACACGAACGACATGCGTCCATTGGCTGCACTGGCAGGTGAGTTCGGCTATTCGATAACGCAGAAGGCCCAGCCGCTCCCGCTCGACATTCACGAAGCGCTCGGTCGCGCCACTCTGGAGTTCGCCGAGGTCACCGTCGAGACGCACACGGCGATGGCTGATGGTCGTGTTGACCAGGTGGAGCGCGCCCGAATCTTGAAAGAGATCAGCCACGCCGAAGAGGCGCTGGCGCAGTTGAAGGCATCGATAAAGGTTGCCTGAATCGCAGGCACAAAAAAGCCGGGCTGCAACCCGGCTTCTTCAAAACGCAAAACACCAACACTTGAGGGGCCATTATGAACACGATCGTCGCTCCAAGCAATACGGTCACCATGTCGAGCAGGGAGATCGCCGATCTCACCGGCAAGCAGCACAAGGACGTCATCCGTGACATCCGAGTGATGCGCAAGGCACTGGCAGACGATGGCGCAAATCTGCGCCATCTCCGAGAGTCCAAGGACGGGCGAGGTTACACCGCTGAATTCCACCTTGACCGCGTCCTGACTGAAACCCTGCTCACCGGCTATAGCATCCCGCTTCGCCATCGTGTCGTGACACGTTTAAGCGAACTGGAAAACGTGTCACGACAGGTCGTCACGATTCCGCAATCCCTTCCCGAAGCCCTCCGTCTTGCAGCCGATCTAGCAGACCAGAACGGTGAGTTGCAGCGCCTGATTTCTGACCAGGCGCCGAAGGTGGCCGCCATCAAACGGCTCGCAGCAGCAGGCGGAGCGATCTGCATCACCGATGCCGCCAAGCAGCTTGGTTTGGCCCCAGCGCGTCTGTTTGCATGGCTTGAACAGCACCGTTGGATATTCCGGCGCCACGGGTGTAAGCGGTGGGTTGCCTATCAGCCGCGCATCACCTCCGGGCATATGACTCACAAGGTCACGGCATTGAAGCCGGACCCAGAGACCGGGATTGAGCGCGCTGCATTCGACCCGATGGTCACCCCGAAAGGCCTTACACGTCTCGCTGAACTAATGCAGGAGGCCGCGTAATGGCCGGCGACTGGATCAAATTCGAACTCACCACCTTGGATAAACCTGAGGTTTGCCAAATCGCAGACCTGGCCGACATCGATCCTGACGCTGTCGTCGGCAAGCTGATGCGCGTGTGGGGCTGGTTCGACCAGCAAACAGAAAATGGTAACGCTCCGAGCGTTAGCAAAAAGTTACTAGATCGTCTGGTTGGCGTTATCGGCTTTTGCGAACACATGAAGTCGGTCGCTTGGATGATCGAACTCGAAGGTGTGATCAGTCTTCCGCATTTCGACCGTCACAACGGGAAGACCGCTAAAAACAGGCTTCTCACGGCAAAGCGCGTTGCGAATCACAAGGCTAGCAATGGAAAAAGTAACGCTGCGAACGTTAGCGGTGCGTTACCTAAAGAAGATGTAGAGAAGAATAAAGAACCTCTCTCTGCGCAGGACCCCGTCGATCCTCGCATGCCCAGCGAAATGACCCTAGATTGGGTGCCGGATCAAAAGCTACTGAAAACCTACGCCTTGCACCGCGCGCTGTCGCTGGACCTGTTCACCGAGGAAGTTCGCGTTGCATTCACTGCTCACTACGAACCTCAGCACCAGGTCAACACCCAGGCCGAATGGGTGGGCATGTTGGTCAAGTGGGTCAACAACGACAAGGCTCGGGCCGCTGCCTCGAATGTGAAGCAGTTCAAGCCCAAGCAAGCGCCTGCCTCCGACTTCGATGATGACGACACCGACTGGCAGAACGGGGTGCAATCATGAAGACCGTGTCTGTGATTGCCCAAGGCTTGTGGACCAAAGCTCAATCCGGCGAGCTCATCGAAGCCGCTGATGCGACTCCGGTCGCAAATGAAGCCAACAACACGCTGGTGACTGCCATCAATGAGCTGTTCAAGGAGCTTCGTTCGATCCGTTCCGCGTGGCGCCAGGCTTGGCCGGACCAAGAAACCTATCGCGCTTCCAAGCGGCAATGGTTTCAGGCTTTCCTCGAGGAAGGTATTTGCACTCAGGGCCAGATCAATTTCGGCATGACCCAAGTTCGAAAACAGCCCGGCGACTTCATCCCGAGCCCTGGACAGTTCATTGAGTGGTGCAAGCCGACTCCGGAGATGCTGGGTTTGCCACCACTTGTGGCCGCTCACCGGGAAGCATGCCGGAACGCGCACCCCGGAATGGCAGGGCAGGGCAAGTGGTCCCACGATGCCGTTTGGCACGCGGCCAAGGAGTGCGGGTTTGAAAGCCTGAACAAACTCGACTCCGCCCTCAGCCTCAAGCTGTTCGAGCGCAATTACACCATCACAATTCGCAGGTTGCTGGCCGGCTTGCCGCTTCAGCCGATGCCCAAAGCTCTGCCTGCCCGCGCCGAATCGAAGGTGACACCGGAGGTCGGTCAGGGGGCCCTTGCGCAACTGCGCGCCACGCTTGGAGGTGCCCGTGGCTGACGCCCGTTTCGCTCCACCCGATCCGTCGAGATATCGGTACGCGGTGCATTGCTGTTCTTTCAAATGGGATTTGAGCATTCCCCCCGACCATGCTCTTGCGCTTTTTTTTGATGCATCCATGGCCCGCCGTTATGGCGCTTGGATGTGGCCTAACACCTTTGAAGTTGTCGATGTCGTCACTGGAGAAAAGGTATGAGCGAAATCCTGACCCACCTGTGGCTAGGCTTCATGTTGATCACCTCCGGTGGAGCTCTCGAAGCCTGCCGTCGTCTTGATCGCCGGTACCGGATTGCGCGGGGTGAGCGCAAATGAACCCCGCTGATACAGGCCGCATGATCGACCTGACACTACCGTGGCCACCGAAGGAGTTGAGCCCGAACGCCCGTGTGCACTGGAAGCAGAGGCACAAGCACGCCCAGGCCTATCGGAAGGCGTGCGCGTGGATTGCCCTGTCATCAAGACGGCCGCTACTCGCCGGGAAGAAGTACTTCTGGGTGACGTTTTGCCCTCCGAATCGCCGCTCCTATGACGATGACAACCTGCTGGCTCGCTTCAAGGCTGGACGGGACGGCGTAGCAGATGGTCTGGGTATCGATGACAAGGACTTCGTGACCACTATCAACATCGGCGCACCGGTTACCGGTGGCGCGGTGCGCGTGCACATTCGGGATTATCCGATCGTTGAACCAATGGCGGTGGTCGAATGAGCAGCGCCGCCGTGAAGATGTCCGATGCCGAGATCAAGCGCCAGGCCACCGGCGGCGTCCGGAATCTGCGCGACATCGAGAATCGCGGCCTCTACCTGCGCTTCAATCAGGATCGTGACCGGGCATCGTGGTACCTGGTGCTGAAGGGGGAGTGGAACCGCATCGGCCACTTCCCCGACCTCAACACCAAGCAGGTCGTCGCGGCGCTGCCGGCGATTCGCCTGCGTCTGGAGGCGGGTGAGGGCTCCAGCCTGTCAAAGTGGGCCACCGTCGGCGAACTGCTGGGCTGGTACGCGGAGCGCATGGACCGTGACCGTAACCTGTCGAGCAAACGCAAGAAGACCGGGGCCTCGGCCATCAAGTGCCACCTGATCCCGCGCCTCGGTGATCTGCCGCTGACCGGTGTCGACAAGGCCACCCTCGACAGCCAGCTCATGTGGCCGTTGCAGGAAACGATCTCCATCGACTACGTGCGCCTGGTGTTCCAGTTGTTGGCCCTGGCCTTCCGCCAAGCGTTCACGCTGGGCCTGATCGCCTCCAATCCCATGGCCGGCATCAAGTTCAGCGACTTCTCGAAAGCCAGGGTCGGGATCAAGCCGTCCCGGCTGCGCGGCGTGCAACTGCCTGAGCTGCTGGAGCAACTGGCCGGAGTCTTCGTCTCGACACCGCGTGACGCGATGCTGGCGCTGTTGATGCTCTGTCACGGCACGCGCATTGGGGAAAGCCGATTGACCCAGTGGGCACACATCAGCCTGGCCGAGCGTGAGTGGTTCATTCCCGGCGATCACACCAAGACCGGCGTTGAGCATCACTTGCCCCTGACCGAGCAGGTCTGTGCACTGCTGATCCAGTACCGCGACGGTCAGTACGCCCGAGGCTATGACGGCCAGTTCCTGTTCCCGGCGCGCAATGGCAAGCCGCTTAGCGAAGGCCAGGCCAGCGCCGTGTTCACCCGGTTGGGGCAGGGCGAGTGGACCAGTCACGACCTGCGCAAGGTAGCCCGTACCGGCTGGGCAGACATCGGCATCGACCACCTGATCGGTGAGCTACTGATCAACCACGCCATGGGCCACAACGTGAAGGTGTACATCCAGTCGGACGTGATGAGCCGCAAGCGTGATGCCTTGGAGAAGTGGCATGCGCATCTAGATCAGAGGGGCTTTGCCCTGATTCACGGATTGACCGGCAATAGATTAGGAGATTCTGGTAATGCGCCAGAAGCCACGGAACACAAGGGCTGCGAGGCCCTTCGCGAATCAACCATAGGCGAGGTTTAAAAATGGATAAAAGGACTCACGGACCCGCCTTTGTGCGTTGTCTGATCCCGATGATCGAGTGCCCATCCTGCAATGGTGCCGGCCTGATCCAAGGCGTGTTTCATCAGCTTGAATGCATCGGCTGTCACTCCTCGGGCTTTGTTCATGCCGAGACGCTTGAGCCGTTGTTGATGCAGGACCTTGTGGTTCAGCTCGGCATAAAGGTTCGCAACCAGACCGCGCTACTGAAGTCGCTCGACTGCTCGACGATCAGCGCTGAAGCCAGGCACTACCAGCAAGACAACACTCGCGGCGCCGGCCGCTCGTCTTTCAAGGGGGATTGATTCATGGCGAGAACAAAATGCTTCACCGAGCGCACTGCTGAAGATCTGCTGGAGCATTGGGGTCGCTGGGTTGTGCTGGGCTCTGGCGTGTCCTGCTGCGCGTCCCGTGAGAACACCCTGCACACACCGATGATCACCGATGACGACGCACTGATGATCGATGGATTGATGGGGCGTCT